TTTGAGCGTTTTAACGCTGCAATACTTGTATTCATATTATATCTCCTTGTATGTATAATTGTATTCGTATGTGTCTGTATAAATCGACATTATTATTTATAATGCTTAATAGGTGGGACTATGGATTTACCCACAAGACAGCGACAAGATACCATTTCTATATACGCCATCAACCAGTTTCTCTCTGTCGAGAATGTGATTCATAACTGGTAAGGTTACAAACCTGGGGACAACCCCTAAACTGTCAAGTTCGAGCCTCTGGTAAAGCCCTCTTCCTTGCACTATAAAAAGAAAGTAATTAGTTTTCTTTTGCATTAACTATATTATAACACATTTGAGTAACTTTGTCAAGCACTCTAATGTAATTTTTATTTAACTGATTCTTAATCATTTGAAAGATTCTCAATATCAATATTTCCAACTAAACCTCTTAATGTGTCTATCTCTTCTTGTAGTTTTATTATTTTATCCATTAGAAATTCATCACTTTTGATTTCCTTTAAATGTGCTATTGTGTTATCTTTTATTACAATTTTATCTTCTGCTACTTTCAATAGATGTTCTAACTCTTTTATTTTTCGTGAGACTGTAGGTAATAGATTCAATAGATTTAAAGGATTTAATTGTTCTTTTAATGATACTTTACTCATCTATTAACCTTCTTAATGTATATTGGTTTGAAGAAGCTCAACTTTAGCATCTTTAGCTAATTTATCTTTTGATTCTTGACCATTAGGATATACATAATCAATTATCTTTGGTTTTAACAAATCACAGTTGTAAGATAATGTTCTTCTTACTTCATCTGTTTCTCTAAACGGATAAACTCCATGTAACATGGTATATGGAAATATGAAAAAATCTCCTACTTGAGCATCTACTCTAAATTGTGATAGACCAAGTGGGTCTTGATTACCACCAACAAACTCTAAAAATCCGTTTGTCTGGTCATCTTCATTACTAAACTCTGTACCATAGGTAGTAGGTCTTTTTAATACTAATACAGAAGATAATCCCAAATCAGTTAATTCACTTACATGATAATGAAAAGGATTGTATTCACCAGCTCTCATTTCATTTATCCATGCCTTTGCTAGACTAACTCCCCAAAAAGGTTTCTGAATCTGCTTAAGGTATTGTCCAAAACAAACAAGAAATGTTTGTTTCATTTCTTCCGTTAGTAATTCAGTAACTAATTTTTCTTCTTTAATTTTTCCAGCAAGTTGTTTATTGTGTGGTCTTAGATTTCTTAAATTTTCATCATACGATTTATTAATTGCATCAATAGTCGTAAGAGGTAATTCAAATTTTAAAATTAAACTGCCTAGGGTAATTGGTAACATTGTTACTTTGTTCTTTGTAGAATCAACTACCTTTTCTCTCTTTTCTTCTGCCATCATATCTCCTTTGGTTTTATTTTTAGTGCTATTTCAAAATATTATAACATCTTTTGATGCTTTTGTCAAGCACTTCAAGTTGTTTTCCTATAATGTAAATAACTGCCTACCATATATTTTGGCTTCTTTACTGGTTTAGCACCAGCGTGTAACCAAGGCCATAATGGAGGAAACATTAATAAGGATCCTTTCGTACAAGGCGACCCTAATCCTAATTGAGGAAAAGACGTTTCACCCCTATCGTTATCATCAAGATATATAAAGAATACTAAAAATCTTAATGCTGAATCAACATCTAATGAATCAACATGAGGACCAAATTGATCTTTATCATTAGGTAGATATCGTTTTAATCTGATTTGTTCAAAAGAATATAGTTCTGGCCACATTTCTTTAGTAACAGCACAATCTTTTTTGTACTGCTCAAGATATCTTGTATAAACTTTTGATAGTTCATATACATCAGTATTCCAGTCTTTGTTTAAATTTAAATTAATTTGAGCAAATGACATTGGACCTTGTTCGTGTGTTTCCCGTTGTTTGGGGTTGCTCTCAAACTTATTTACTAGTTCATCACAATAACTATTATCAATAACATTTTTATATATCTGTATGTAATTATTCATTCTTTTGCATTAACTATATTATAACATCTTTTGATGCTTTTGTCAAGTACTTCAAGTTGTTTTTTTAAACTTTTTATTTTTTCATCTCGGACCATTAAAAGATGTTTCAATTCTCTTATTTCAATATTGGAATCTAATATTATAGATTCTGCTGTAAATCTTGCTGCTTGATCTGTCATTTTATATATCTTTCAGTTTATTCTTTAATGCCATTTTAAATTTTGTAATATTATATGATAAGAAAGGTTTGTATCTAATCATTCTATCATTAAGTTTAGGCCATAATACTGTTTCGGCAATATTTGATGATAAATTTTTAGAAAACTTTAATATATCCTCCAGTATAACAAGTGTCTCAAAATTAATTCTTTTTGATAAAAATATTTTAACTATTGGTGGGTGTTGACCTGCAGTAGATAAAAACAAATCATTAAATTCTATATCTTTACTTGTCATTCTTTCAATTATATAATCAATATCCTGTTCATAATAATATTGTAATGATTCTAATTTTTTACTCCATTGTTTGTGGGTTTCATCACCAGATTTGCCAATGATATCACCAACCCATAGATTAGTATTGCTAACAAAGTTACTGACAAAATAATCAACAATAGTCCTATCGTTATAAGATTTACTAAGCTTATGAAAAAAATATCTATCCCTTCTTTTAGTAAATGTTTCCAATCTTGCAGTTGTTCTGCCGTTATGTTTATGAAAGTCATAACTTTGATTTTTACTAGTGAAGTGGAGTTTGATTGCCAAATATACTTTATATACTTCAAAACCATTCATTTTCTCCTTTTCCTAAATTGGCAACTTAGCTGTTTTCTCTTTTAACATATTGAGATTTTGTGCCTCATATGCTATCTTTTCTTTGAGGTTTTTGTTTATCATAGATTTTGTAGTTCCTGGATCTATATTATTGTTTGCACAATATAATACTACAGCGTCTATATAAGAAATTCTTTTTGTTTTAACAATATCTTCTACTATTAATGCAAAGTTGTTTGGTGTGATTATCATATGTTTATTATACTATACTTTTATACTCTTGTCAAGCAATCAGTTCTTTATTTCAGGATTTCTTTTCTGTATCTCATCATGTAGGTCTTGTCTTGGTGTTTTGTTTAGTCTCTCAGCCCTCATTCTTTTGGAATGTTCATAACTAATTCTTAGTATTTCTTCCTCTTTTGGCCATTCTTCGTCAAAGTACTTTGTTTTGGTTTTGTCTTTTTCTATCATACTACATTCTTTCCAGTATTGGTGGAGAATAAGAGAATCGAACTCTTGATTCTACCGTGCAAGGGTAGTGTGATCCCGCTTCACCAATTCCCCAATAAGCCAGTTTCTGTTGCGAGGTACTGGCAAACCCCAAGCAGGGTTTTAAGCTGCTAATGCATACTCATTAAAGTTTGCTTTTATGTTTAGTTTAAAGTCTTTGGACTATCCTCTCCAGCACGATTTCTAGTCAGCGGTCAATCCTAATTTTGGCCCCTTATAGGTCTATTTTAAAACTGGTGGAGCCACTCGGTACTGCCCCGAGGTCCCTACTGTTTACTTTCATTACCTTCATCAAGAATCTTTTTACCCATTATAGTATCATTGAAGAATATCCAATTTAATCCATATCCAATTAAACAAGTTCTTTTGTTTTCTAATATGGTCATAAACAAACTACCTTTGTTTGTCTCTTCGTTATATCCAAATGATAGTAATCCTATCATATCTCCTGTTTTGTCAGCCCCATATCTGATTTCTCCTACCATAATTGGGGTTTCACCAAAATTATTAGTAGAAGTTGCAAACATATATGATGTCTCAGCACAATATACTGGTATCATTTGTTCTGATAAACCATTATAATTTTCAGATAAACCATTATGATTTTCAGATTTTAAGTTTTTGTATACTAAAGTAAATAATGCGACTATTATAATAAATCTAATTATATTTTTAATCATCTAATGTAAAGTTTTTATTAAACTCTCCTATTGCTTCTTTAAGTAAAGGCAAATAGGTTTGCTTATCTTTTTTAAAAACTTGTACACCACCATCTTCGGTGACTATAAGGATTACAACTTGATCGATTTTTCCAGAAAATCTTTCTTCATACATTTCACAATAAGCAGAACCTTGAATGAAATAGTTTTCTATCCATTCTTCTTTTTTTTCTTTCGTAGATGTTTTAAAATCTATGACAGATAATTTACCTTCATATTCAGCAATACAATCTACACGACCAGCAACACCCCATGCGTCACTATAAAGACCGCCTTCTTGCATTACTATATTATTTATGTTATCCAGTTCAGGTTTTAATAAAGTGAACAGAGCAACAGGTAATACATCTTGTTTAGATAGTTCATCATTGTTTAAGTAATCTTCGACTAATTGATGAACTGCTGTGCCTCGTTTGGCAGCACTTCTCATTATTTGATTTGCTACATCATTACCAACAGATTCACGCCACTTAGCAATACCTTCATTACCTTTTCCAGACAATACTGTAGTAATTGAAGGATACTTATTACCTTCTGGTGTTATATAAAATCGTTTACCTTGAATAGTTTGAGTAGTAACATCTGGTAGAGTAAGTTTAGGATTAAACTTAGACAAATCAACATGATTGAATGTTTTCATATCGTACCTATCTTGTAAAAATGTGTTCATTTGATTCATAATATTAGTATAACAGATTTACTTGATAAAGTCAAGCGCTAATTCTAAAGTTTCATCAACTCGTCTGGTCCATCCTTTACCAAAAGTGCTAAATGTTTTTAGATTTTCATAATATGTTTGTCTGTTACCTTGATATTCTTCAATTGCGTCTTGAAGGCCTTTATCGTCAATATAATCATTTAATTTCTTTAATGTATTAGGTCCGATACCACCATCTGCTGTTGTGCCGATTTGTGTTTGTAAGAATTTAGCAGCACGACCAGGTCCTGCATTAATACCAAAATCAAATACACATAGGTCTAAACCATTAGGCAAATCATCACCTTTTAATTTGTCCCAATAATTCTTTTTGTAAATAGGAGAAACATCTTTGACTGTTAAGTCTTTCATGTCTTTTGTGCCACCCCATTCTTCATAAACTCTTTTTGTAACACCCAAGTTAGTTTCACCGCCTGGGTCTTTAGGATGGTTTACATAACCACCTTCGTGATGTAGTATTGTTTCTAAACATTTTTGCCAATTATCTTTCATTGTTATCCCCTTGTAATTTGTATTATCTTTTTAACCTGATCTTCAATAACAGCTGCTCTATTCGGCCAATGAATATAAGCTTCAGGTGATTTTGCTAACTTGATTAATAGTGGTATGATAAGTTTTTCTAACTTAGCAAACTTCTCTTTGCTTTCTTTATTAATATTATCTTTTCTTAAATCATACTCATCATCTAATTGTTTCTTTGTAATCTCTAATTCTGTTTCGTTCTTTTCTTTAATTTCATTTTTTGTAGAAGAAATTAAAGATTTAATCTGATCTAATTTACCTTCTAATCTAGAAACAACTTCGCTAGACACCGCCTTGGCAGTAGATTCTGCTGATTGTTTAACCACTGCTTCTGTGGCTTTTGTAGCTTCTTGTTTCGTTGTTGAAGGTTTCTCAGCAACTGAAGAAAAACCCCAATCACCTTCTGTATCGAAACCTTCTAAAAAATCAAAGTCTGCCATATATATCCTTTATGAAGTCCGCGGAACTTCTTTAATGATACATTATCGGATTGACTACTCAACTTACTCACCATTTTCTGGCTTGTTGTAGTGTTCTCGATAGTATCAGTTATATTTATCTTCCTCCGCCTTTTAAAAGACGTTTTTTGTGCTTATTTCGTACACTTTCTACCTGTGTATCAGAAACACTTCTTTTACTACCATATTGTTGTGCTAATGGGCTATTTGGGTGTGCTTGTGATATCTTAGATAATGTTTCTTTCCATCCATTATCCGTTTTACTATCAATTGAACCAACGCTTGACACAATGTTCATTTGAGTGGGAGGTAGTAATTCAATATGTTTCTTCTTTTTAAATTTTTCCATTTCAGATATGGTCATTAAATCTTCCCATACTCTCTTTGTGTTATGGTCTTTAAATCTATATGTTGGCATTTTTATTCCTCACTTTTATACTTATCTTTTACAATACCGTTAATTTTAGAATCATCATAGGCATCTTTTCTAATTGGGTTGCCATCAATAGATTGTTTAAACCCAAAACTTCCGTAGTCTCTTGAATCTGGTAATGTTTCCCACCACTTACCATGAAATTCTTTATTATCATTATAGCCATCAGAGCCACCATCTTCTAAGTAGATATACTCTTGATATCTTTTATCAGCATGAAATCTGAATGGTACTTTATCTAATCTTTTTTTAACTGGCATCTTTTATTCCTTCACTAAACCATACTGGTACAGGTCTAGATGTCCACTTAGCAAAATAAGCCTTTGCT